CATAAAATGGCAGAAACTTTAATATCCCCAGGAGTACTAGCACGAGAAAGTGATCAATCTCAAATAACTTCCCAACCAATACAGGCTGGTGCAGCTCTAATTGGACCAACAGTAAGAGGACGAGTAAATATACCAACTCTTATTACTACTTACAGTCAATACCAAGCAACATTTGGTGCTGTTTTTGAAAGTGGTTCAGCAAATGATACTAGTGAATATACATTCCTAACTTCAATATCAGCTTACAATTACTTCCAAAACGGAGGTACTTCATTAATTGTTACTAGAGTAGCTTCAGGTTCATTTACACCTGCAACTTCATCTACAATATTTAATGATCAAGAAAGTGGAGCAGTTACTGTAGGATCAAATTTATTTGGCTCGTATACATCAGGAGGTTCAAACGGAGCTCTTTTTGAAAATACAGCAACCCCAACAACATCAGGAGCAGGAGCAAGTATAGTATTAGCAGTTACAGCTTCTAGTGCAAATGGAAAAATATCATCATCAGCAGTACTTCCGGCAGTAACTGTAGCAGGAGCAGCAATGGTAGCCGCAACTTACGCATCAGTACCTTTAATAGGTGCTAATAACTTAGGAACAGGAGCAACAGCAACAGTAGTTGTTTCAGCTCCAACTGTAATCGATTCAATAACAATAAATGAAAATATTACAGGTTCGGGTTATGTAGTAGGTAGCACAGTTTCACTTCCAACAGCATCATTAGGTGCTGTAGGAGCAGGAGGAACTGATCCAATAATTACACCAGTAGCAGCAGATTTCTTTGTTGAAACAACAGGAGTACAAGTTACTACAGCAGGAACAGGATACGCAGTAGGAGATACATTAACAGTAGCAGCAGCTAATATGGGTACTCCAACTGGAGGTGATTTAGTACTAACATTAGTAGATGCTAATATAGTTGATGGAAATGCTTTTACATTAGAAACATTTGGCCAAGGTCAAATTATGAATAGTGAAGGTGGTTTAAATTCATTAGGAGCTCTAGCAAATGGAACTACAAATAATTTAAGATGGCAAGTAACATCTCCAGATACAGGATCTGGTACATTTAGTGTAATTATCAGAAGAGGTAATGATACATCAAGAGCCCCAGCGGTACTTGAAAGTTTTAATGGAGTATCATTAGATCCAACTTCACCAAATTATATTTCAAGAATAATTGGTGATCAAACAGAAGAATTAAGAGATGCAGGAACAGCAGATCCATATTTACAAGTAACTGGAATGTATCCAAACGCTTCAAGATATGTAAGAGTAAAATCAGTAAATTTCAAAACTCCAAATTATTTTGATAATAGCGGAACTGCAAAACCACAATTTACAGCTTCTATACCATTAGCGGCTTCAGGTGCGTTTGGTGATGCTGTAGGATCAATATTAACAGGAACTGGAAAATATTATGATAAAATTACAGCTCAAGATTCTCAAGGATTAGTAGGTGGAAATTATACAGATGCAATTAATTTATTAGCTAATAAAGATGATTATAAATATAATCTAATATCAGCACCAGGATTAGTTCAATCATCATATTCAACACCATTAAATTCACTAGTTGCAAATTCTGAAAATAGAGGAGATAATATAGTAATATTAGATCTTGAATTATATAATTCATCAATAACAGCAACTGTAGGAACAGCAGCAGGAAAAGACACATCATATGCAGCGTCATATTGGCCATGGTGTATGGTAACAGATCCTGACACAGCTCAGAGAGTTTGGGTACCAGCAGGAACATTAATTCCAGGAGTTTATGCAGCTAATGACAGAACAGCAGAAGCTTGGTTTGCACCAGCAGGTATAAACAGAGGTGGATTAGGTCAAGTAGTAATGGCAGAAAGAAAATTAACACAAGCGAATAGAGATACTCTATATGTAGGTAAAGTAAATCCAATAGCAACATTCCCAGGAAGAGGAGTTGTAGTATTTGGACAGAAAACACTACAAACTCAAGCAAGTGCTTTAGATAGAGTAAATGTAAGAAGATTGTTAATTGCGTTAAAGAATTACATCTCACAAATATCTGATAACTTAGTATTTGAACAAAATACAGCGGCTACAAGAAACATATTCTTAGGTCAAGTTAACCCATATTTGGAGTCAGTGCAACAAAGACAAGGTTTATACGCGTTTAAAGTTGTAATGAACGATTCAAATAACGGACCCGAGGTAATTGATAGAAACGAATTAAGAGGCGCTATATACATACAGCCTACTAAAACGGCAGAATTTATTTACCTAGATTTCAACATTCTTCCAACAGGAGCTGAATTCCCTGCATAAGAATTAAAAAGTATAATATTTATAACTGAATACAAAAAATTAAACAAAACATAAAATGGCAGTATTAGACCCAAACGAAATATTTTTCACAGCTTTTGAGCCAAAAGTAGCAAATAGGTTTGTAATGTACGTTGACGGATTTCCATCATACATTATTAAAGGTGTAAGTGGATTAGGATTCGCTCAAGACGAGATCGTATTAAATCATATTAACACTTACAGAAAAGTAAAAGGAAAATTAAGATGGAATGACATCACAATGCAATTATTTGATCCTATTACTCCTTCAGGTGCTCAAGCTACTATGGAATGGGTAAGATTACACCACGAATCAGTAACTGGTAGAGATGGATATAGTGATTTCTATAAGAAAGATTTAACTATTGATGTATTAGGACCAGTAGGTGATGTAGTTAGTGAATGGATTATAAAAGGTGCGTTTATTAAAGATGCTTCGTTTGCAGATATGAATTGGGACACTGATGGTGAAGCAATGAATATCGATATGACAATCGGAATGGATTACTGTGTATTGAATTTCTAA